TTCTTAATATATAAGAAGATGAAATACTTAATGTCGATTAATGAGTTCTTCAAAATCCCAATGGGTCTTTATACTCCTCCGAGAGTTTTGGATGATTATAAAAAAGAATGTAAAAGAGATTTTGATAACTTGTATTCTGATGAGGATTGGAATAAAATACTTCAGATTTTAGAAAAAGGTTGTGGTCAATTTTTAGATGAGATTAAAGATGCCGATTCAATCATTTTTAGAGGAGTCAAAGGCAATAAGACTGATGTTAGTAAAGGTATTTGGAAAAAAGCTTCAAGAAGTGATAGATATACTTTAGATATGAGACAAGACGTTTCTCATGAGTTTGATAATTTATTTGCC